CCGACGACGATCTGGCCTTGCAGGTGTTCGACCTGCTGGCCGGCCACGGCTACGAGCCCGGCCCTTGGGAACTGGACCGCCAGGCCGCCCGCACCGAGCTCCTCACCAACCGCGCCCGCACCACCACGGCCACCGACGACGAGCCGGCCGATGAGACGCCGATCGACGTCGACGAGCTCGGCCTGTCCGACGACCTGGCCGAGCTGCTCATCACCCACGCCCCCGCCGGCGAGGTGATCCTGCCGTCGTCGTCGGAACTGGCCGGCGACCTGACGGCCCGGGGCTGGGCGACCATCAACGACGACCGCGACGAGGGCCCCGGCCTCACGGTGTACATCCTGACCGCCTACGCCCGCCGGGTCGCTGCGGCGCTGGCTGTGGCCGAAGCCGGGGTGTGACCGGTGCGGCTGGTTCCACCTCAAGAGTGGGGAGACCGCGGCGCCTGTGTGGGCCGCATCCCCGCCGAGGTGTTCTTCCCGGTCACCCAGGAAGAGCAGTTCGACGCGCTCGAGGTGGTCCGGCCGACCTGCCTTGCCTGCCCCGTCTACCGGGAGTGCCACGCGTGGGCGCTCGCCGCCGAGACCGAAGGGATCTGGGCCGCGACCACCCCGCGGATGCGCCGCCGGCTGCGCCGGGCCCGGAACCTGCCGAACCCGTCCCCCTCCACCGCCGCCGACCTGGCCGCGGCGTACACCGAAAGCACCGCATCGTGACCGACACCCTCACCCACACTGCCCGCCGTGCCGACGTCGAGACCTGGCTCGACTCCCTCGGTGCCCGCTGGATCTTCGACCCCGACCTGGTGCTCGCCAAGGTCGACCAGGACGGCTCGCTGGCCAACCAGGCCCGCCGCATCCCGCTCAACGACTCGGTGGTCGAGCGGTACGCGCTCGACATGGCCCGCGGCGACGTGTTCCCGCCGCTGCTGGTCCACGACACCGACCCGCCGCTCCTGCTGGGAGGGAACCACCGCTACGCCGCCCACCTCACCGTCGGCAACACCACCGCCCCCGCCTACCTCATCAAGGCCAAGCCCCAGACCCTGCACCGGCTCCGCTTCGAGGACAACGCCCGCCACGGCCTCCCGCCGACCGCTCAGGAACGCATCGATCACGCCGTCGGCCTGGTCCGCCTCGGCATGTCCCAGCACACCGCCGCCGCGGTCGCCGGGCTCCCACAGCCGAAGCTGTCGATCGCTCTCGCCGTGGCGGACATGACCGACCGGGCCGCCCGCCTGGGCGTGAACCCCCGCATCAACGCCCTGCCCGACTCCACCCGCTACTCGCTGGCCCGCTGCGCCCACGACAAGGTGTTCACCGAGCTCGCCGCCCTCACGATCGACGCCGGCCTCCCCAAGGCGGTCGTGGACGACCTCGTGAAGGCCGCGAACGCCACCGAACCGGTCGAAGCGCTCCGCATCGTCGCCGTCGCGGCCGAAGACCACGCGGAGCGGGCCCGGGACATGGCCGGCAACGTCCGCCGGTCGTCACGCACCGCCCGGGCCACCCTCGAGACCAGCCTGGCGGTGATCCGGGGCCTCGACCCCGCCGAGGTCTACGCGTCGTGCCCGAACGACGACGTCCGGGCCGTGCTGGCCCAGCGGATCCTCGACGCCGCCAAGATCCTGCAACGCTCCCACGCCCTCCTGGTCCGCAAGGACGGCGACCAGTGAGCCCCGCCGCCGAGCAGCAGCCGACCGCAACCGTCTCGGCACCGTTCCGGGCCGCGTGGCCGGGCTGGTGCGATGCCTGCAGCAGGCCGATCGTTGCCGGCCAACTGATCCGCACGACCCCGACCGGCGCACTCCACGACGGGTGCACACCGTGGAAGCCGGCGTTCTGATGGCCCGCCGCATGTCGGTCTCCATGACCCTCGACGCCGTCCGGGCCCGGACGAAGACCGTGACCCGTCGCCACGTCGACACCTGGCGGAGCCTCCAGCCCGGCGACCGGCTCACGCTGATCGAGAAGGGCATGGGCCTCCCGAAGGGCGCCAAGCAGGTCGTGGTGGCCGAGGTGGAGGTGGTGGACGTCCGGGTGGAGACGATGGCCGAGGTCACCTTCGCCGAGGTCCACCGGGAGGGCCTGCACCTCGAGGCGCTGGCTGCGCTCGCTGCTGGTGAGGCCAGCTCGATCGAGGAGTGGTTCGTGGCCTTCTGGCTGAAGGGTCACGGCTACGGCTGCCCCGTGCCCGCCCTGGCGCTGGGCGTGCCGTGCCGACGCATCGAGTGGCGCTACCTGGACGGTGCCCAGTGAGCGCCGCGGTCACGGTCACGAACTGGTTCGGCGCCGTGTTCTTCCACCTGGTGATCCCGGTGGTGATCGCGACAGCGATCACCGTGGAGCGCTGGCTCGATCGGAGGGGCCGATGACCGCGCCTCGCCTCACGGTGGCCCAGCGGTCCGCCATGGGCGTCGTGCAAGCACGTGGCTGGGCTGCGGTGTCGAACCGGACATCGGCCGACTCCGGGGTGATCGACTCCCGTGTTGCGGACCGGCTGATCAAGTTGGGGATGCTCGAGCAGCGCGGACGGGACCGGTGGGGCCGGACCACCGTCCGTGCAGCAAAGGGCCACCGGTGACCGTCTCGGCGTCGAGGTTGCGGGCACTCCAGGTGGTGCACCGTCACGGCACTGCGGCGGTGTCGAACACCACCGACCCGGACCGGGGCCAGATCCACCATGCGGTGGCTCATCGGCTGCTGGTCGAGGGGCTGATCGAACAGGTCGGGTTCAACCGGCACAACCAGGCCACGGTCCGCTTGACCGGTCACGGCCTCGAGGCGCTGGACGGACGGCGATGATCCGCGTCACCACGGTGCCCGCCACCCTCCCGGTCCCCGCGCAGGTTGCCGCCGAGCTCGCCGCCGCCGGCATCCAGATCTCCCCGCCGGCCCGCCGGCTCTTGGACCGTTCGATCCTGTGCCGTCTCTCGATGCGCCACGACCCGGACCGCCGCACCGCGCTGTGCCGTGACTGCGCCCTGCCGGCTGTCGGCCCGCTCCCCGCCGCCCCCTCTTCCCCGCCCACGCACCCGTGCGTCCTCCAGGAGGCCTGACCCGCTGTGTTCCGCCGTCCCGCGCCCCACCCGGCGCCGTCACCGAATCACACCCGGGTAGTTCGCTGCCGCCGGGCCCGGCCACCGTGGTGGCGGGCCCGTCGCCGCGGTGAGTGGGCGCTGATCGAGGGTCGCCGTGCCGTGTCCGAGCTGCTCGCTACGGGCCGGCCCCGAGGCGGGGTGGCCTGATGGCGTGGTTCCGCATCGATGACGGTTGGCTCCACCACCCCAAGTCCCGCCGCGCGGGCCGTGACGGCCGGGACCTGTGGGTGGCGTCCGGGACGATGTGCGCGAAGTACTCCACCGACGGGTGGGTCGAGGGCGCCCTGGCCCCCGACTACGCGACCGCCGGCGGCGTCACGAAGTGGAAGGCGGCCGCCAAGGCGCTCGTCACCGCCGGGCTGTGGCACACCGCCGACACCATCAAGCAGTGCCCGAAGTGCCGGGACCAGATCGCCGAGATCAACACCCAGCGCTCCAAGGACGGCGAGCCGCTCATCGCCATGGGCCCCGAGGACTTCTTCTTCCACGAGTGGTGGCTGTACCAGCAGCCCAAGAAGGCCAAGCAGTCCGCCTACGCCAAGCTGGCCGCCGACCGGATGCGGGCCCTGCACCGCAACACCGAGCTGTGCCGGGCGATCCAGATCCGTGACCGTGACCGCTGCCGGTACTGCTACGTCGAGGTCAACTGGAACGACCGGCGCTCGGCCACCCGCCCCACCTACGACCACGTCGACCCCCACGACTTCGACGGCCCCGACGGCGGCAACTCGCTCGACAAGGTCGTGGTCGCCTGCGCGACCTGCAACGGCCGCAAGGGCAAGCGCACCCCCGAGGAATGGGCCGCCGACCCCAAGGTTCCGGGCCACCTGCTCCGCCCCCCGTACCAGCCCCCCCAGGACGTGACGCCGGTCACAAAACCTGATCCAAAACCCAATCCCGATCTACCCCGACCGGCCGGTCCAGACCCCCAAAACCTGCCCCGACCGGCCGGTCCAGACCCCGAAAACCTGCCCGGACCCTCGCATGACGCGCGACTCGGGTCGGGGCGGGTCGGATCTGGTTCTGGGGCAGATCCGGGACTGGGTCGGGCCGGGACGGGCATGGCCGGGCTGGTGCGGGGCGGGACCGGGCCGGGCCTGGACGGTGCGGGCCTGGTCGGGTTCGGGCCGCCCGGGGCCGGGCCGGGACGGGAGCCGCCGACAGGCGGCACCACCAACCCACCATCCGACCGAACGACCGCTGCAGCCGATGACGCGGAGGACCTGAACCGATGACCCTGTTCGATGCCTGGGATCTGGCCACGGGCTGGCTGTCGGTCGCTGTCGCCAGCTCGAAGGACGAGGACCGTCCGGCCCTGCACCGCACCGTGGCGATCGAGGCGTTCCACGAGGGCGTGCGCCTCACGGCCACCGACAGCTACCTGCTGTTGACGGCGTGGGTCCCGAACCTGGATCACCCCGACGAGCCGCCCCCGCCGCTCGACGTGGCCCCGTACGGCACCACGGTGGCCATCGACCCGCACGGCCGGGCCCGCGGCCTGCTGGGCCACGCTCTGGGCCTGGCCCACGCCGCGGAGAAGGCCGACGACCCCGAGCCCGTCGAGGTGTCGCTGCAGCTCGGTGTGGTCGATGAGGTCGATGACCGGTCGATGCTGGCCGGGATGGAGGTGCCGTGGGTGGTGATCGAGCTGCCGGGCACCGAGCGGGTGAAGCTGCGCACCTACGAGGGCGAGTACCCGAACTGGCGTGGCCTGTTCGGGTCGGTGAAGCCGAAGCGGACCGCCGGTGTGGGCCTGTCGGCTGACCGGTTGGCGCAGCTGGCCAAGCTCACGAAGTACCACCCGGCCAAGGTGCTGCGCATGGCATTCGCCGGCGACGGCCACGCCGTGCACCTCGAGCTCCAGGACCGCCACATCGAGGGCCTGGCCATGACGGTGCGCACCGACATGGAGACCGGCGACCCGATCGGTGGTGACGAGTGAGCCAGTGGATCTCGATCGAGTCCCGCCGTCACCTGGCCCTGGGCGATCAGGAGCTGGTGCTGCAGTTCGTGGACGAGGTGGAGCAGGCCCGCCAGCTGGCCGCCCGGCTGCCGGCGGTGCTGCGGGTGATGCGTGACGACATGGCCGGCCACCCCAGGGCAGCGAGCACGGGCCGGGGTGATGGCCCGCCACCATGGTGCTGGGAGCACGAGCGGTCCACGCTGGAGTGCGACCGGGTCGGCCTGGTCTGTGCGGGCGAGGTGATCGCCGGCCCGTCCGACCCGACCGGCTCGGCGGCGGTGATCGGTGATCGTGCCGCCGAGAACATGCGGCTTCTGCGCCGGGAGGTCGAGCAGATCCAGCTGCTGCTGCACCGGGTGGTGAAGCTGTCGGCGCCCTACCCGACCGAGCACCTCGAGCGGGAGTTCGTCGAGGCGACGCCGGGTGACGAGTGGTGCCGGTCGTGCTGGCGCGACGACAAGCACTGCGAGCCGATCACCCGCAAGCCGAACGGCCGCCCGTTCTACGAGGGACTGTGCCGGTGGTGCGGGTCCTTCCGTGCCGAGCACGGCTGCAACCCGCCCATCGTGCTGCTGCAGCGACGCCACCGGGGCGAGCCGATCCGAGCAGCCATGGTCACGAAGGCGCTCAAGGAGCAGCGAGCCCGGGAAGCCAAGCCCAAGAAGGGCAAGCGGGCGTCGTGACGGTCGTGCTGCGGTGCGGCTGCCAGGTGCTAGCCCGTGACGAGTTCACCCTGACCACCCACCACGTCGACCGGGAGCCACGCAAGGATGACCTGCTCCGCTGGCTCACAGACGCCGGGGTCGCCGTCGACCGATGCCTTGCGGTCCGGCTGGGGGAAGGGCTCGTTGCGGCAGAGCTGGCCCACCGCCCGTTCCGGCGCTGCGGTGATCACGAGGCCACCTACGTTGCCGAGATCCTGGTGACGTCGCCGCCGCCGGTTTGGCCGGTGTTCCCCCGGTACATGCGCTGACCTGGGGTATCCACCACTTCGGTGCTCGGAGGGTACATACTTCATTTCGATGGGCCGTCCTGGTGATCCGGGGCGGCTCTTCTCGTTGCGGGGAGGTGGGTCGTGCTGGCTGCGTTCTCCCGCTGGTTGTTGGATCGGGTGGTGCCTCGTCGGGCGGTGCAGGCGGGGCCGTGTCGTCCGTTGGGTGGCCATCGTTCGTGGCGGCCGTAATGCCGTCTCGTCCTCGGCGTCCTCGGTCCCGGGAGTTGTACGACGCCGACCATGAGCGCCGCACTCGTGCGGCGATCGATGCGGAGCCGTGGTGCCATGCCCGAGGTGGTTGCCCGCACGCTGATGCGGGCACTCGGGCCAATCCGTTGACCGGTGATCATCCTTGGTCGCTGGCCAGCTTCGGTGGTGACGTCGATGCGTGGCGGTCTCAGCCTCGGGTGCCGCTGTGTCGGCGCTGCAACTCCTCGAAGGGCGGTTCGCCGCTGGTGGAGGGGGAGGGGCGGGCGAAAAGTTCGGGCCCGGGGCGGGGCGGCCAGGACCCGCCAGCGTTCCTCTCTCGCTGACGAAAGTCCGGACCCCGCGTACCCAAGGAGGCGGTGATGGGTGTTGCGGGCAAGGGCCGGCCGAAGAAGCCGACGGCCCTCCAGTTGGTGCAGGGCACCCGCAAGGATCGGATCAACCGGTCCGCTCCGATGCCTCACGAGGTGGAGGTCGTGCCGCCGGCGTGGCTGCGCCCTCGGGCGGTGGCCGAGTGGGATCGGTTGGCCCCGGACCTGATCGACCAGGGGGTGCTGACGGGCTGGGATGTGCAGGCGTTCGCTGAGTGGTGCGATGCGGTGGCCACCGTGGCTGAGGCGGCTGAGCAACTGGCGGCCGACGGGCACATGGTGGAGCGCCCGGTGTTCGACCGCAACGGCGCCAAGACCGGGTTTCGGGTGGTGCCGAACGAGTGGTTCTACATCCAGAAGGCGGCGCTCGAGGTGAGCGCGAAGAGGGCAGCGCGGTTCGGGCTGACGCCGGCGGAGCGGTCGGCGCTGCCGATCGACCGGGGAGGCGCTGGTGACGGCCAAGACCCGGAGCGGTTCTTCATCTGAGCCAAGGGCCAGGGCCCGGGCGAAGCGGGCGCCGCTGGATCCGGCGAAGCGGTGGCGGCCGGCTGACCGGCGGGGCCCGGTGTGCGGCTACGAGTTCGACGGGAAGGTCTGCAAGAAGAAGGGGGCTCACTACTGCGAGCCGAGGGCTGACCGGCCGGTGAAGTTCTGCGCCGAGGTGCTGCGCCACACGTCGGGGCCGTACGCCCGGCGGGCGTTCGTGCTGGAGCGGTGGCAGGAGATGGAGATCGTGCGGCCGCTCTTCGGGGAGGTCGTGTGGTCCGAGGACTGGTCGCGCTACGTGCGCCGGTACCGGATCGCCTACATCGTGATGGCCCGCAAGAACGGCAAGAGCGCGCTTGCCGCTGCTCTGGTGCTGTACCTGCTGGTCGCTGACGGTGAAGAGGCGGCCGAGGTGTACGGGGCGGCGAAGAACACCCGTCAGGCCGGCAAGGTGTACATGCCGGTGAAGCGGATGATGCAGCTGTCACCGCAGCTGACGGCCGCCCTGGACGAGAACAAGGCGGCCCGCCGGATCTACCACGAGGCCAGGGGCTCGTTCTACGAGGTGATCCCTGCTGATGCGCTCGGCGAGCTCGGCCACAACCCGCACGGGTTCGTGCTCGACGAGGTGCTCTCCCAGCCGAACCGGGACCTGTGGGACGCGATGCGTACCGCCACGGGTGCCCGGGCTCAGCCGCTGCTGATCGCCATCACCACCGAGACGAACCTCCCGGAGTCCTTCGGGGCGGATCTGATCGACGAGGCCGAACGGGTGCAGGAGGACCCGGCCAGGGCGGCGCACATCTTCGCCTGGGTCCGCAAGACCCCGATCGCCGCGGACCCGTTCGACGAGAAGACCTGGCCGATCGCCAACCCGGCGCTCGGGTCGTTCAAGTCGAAGTCCGAGATGCGGGCCATGGCCGAGGAGGCCCGCGAGGACCCGGTGAAGCTCGACGCGTTCATGCAGCTGCAGCTCAACATCCGCCGGTCCGTGGTGACCCGGTGGATGCCGCTGCCTCTGTGGGACCGTGCGGGCGGTGCCGTCAACGAGGCTGACCTGCGAGGCCGGGCCTGCTTCGCCGGCCTCGACCTCGCCTCGACCACCGACCTGGCGGCCTGGGTGCTGCGGTTCCCGCCGACTGGCACCGAGCCTGGTGCGGTGCTGTGGCGGTTCTGGACCCCTGAGGCCGAGCTCCGCACGCTCGACCGTCACACGAACAAGGCGGCGTCTCGGTGGGTGGCCGAGGGGTTCCTCACCGCCACCGAGGGCGACTGGATCGACTACGCTGGCGACCCCACCACCGGCCGGTCCGGTTCCGGGCTCGCCATCCACCCCCAGCTCGCTGCGGATGCTGCCCGATTCCGGATCGTCCGGGTCGGCTACGACTCGTGGCAGGCGGTGAACACGGCCCAGTTCCTCCAGCGGCTGCTCGGTGACGACGCGGTGCGCCCGGTGGCCCAGGGCTACGGGCTGTCCGAGCCGCTCAAGGAGCTCATGCGCCTGGTCCAGCACGACGCCGCAGCGGACTACGCCGACGACCTGCTCCTCGGCCATGGCGGCCACCCGGTGGCCCGCTGGAACGCTGACAGCGCCGAGGTCCGCCGGGACGACCAGGACCGCATCAAGTTGGTGAAGCCGGACCGGGCCAAGGTCGGCAAGCGGATCGACGGGCTGGCGGCCCTGGCCAACGCCATGAAGGTCGAGTTGGACCACATCGAGCAGCGACCCAAGGAGGTGAACCTGTGGTGAAGCGATCGATCTCCAGTCTGCGCCGAGCTTGGGTCACCGCCGTGCTGGCCGTGGCCACCTTGGCCATGGTGCCGGTGGCGCTGGCGTGGCGGGCCCGGGCCGAACTGCTCGAGCTCGCTGCGGCGGGTTGCCTGGCCTTCGCAGCTGCTGCCCACGTGGAGCGCGGGGCGTGGCTGGTGGCCGCTGCGGCGGCGGGGGCGAAGGCCACGGAGATCGCCCGGCGTGAGGCTCGTCGGTGACGGTCCTGTCCAGCTTGTTCGGGCGGCCGTCGCGCTCGATCGAGTCCGAGCCGCTCACCTCGGAGAACCTGGCTGCGTGGTTCAGCGGCGGCCGCCGCGCTGCCGGCGTGGCGGTCACTGAGCAGCGGGTGCTCGGCTTGCCGGCCTACTACCGGGCGCTGGCGGTGACCGCTGGCACGCTGGCCATGCTGCCGTTGCACACCTACCGCAGGGGCACCCGTGACCCGTTCGTGGTCCCGACGGTGCTGGCCCGACCGAACCCTCGCCAGACCCAGATCGAGTGGCGGACCACCTGCTACCTGCACGGCATCGCCTGGGGGGCGAGCTTCAACCGCAAGCTCCGCAACGGTGCGGGCCAGGTGGTGCAGGTGTGGCCGCTGCACCCGGGCCGCTGTCGGACCGTCGAGACCGACCTGACCGGCGACAACCCCGAGGGCCTGTTGTTCCTCGTCCGGGACAACAAGGGCGTCGAGCACCGCTACACGTCCCGCGACGTCCTCCACATCCCGTACCTGTCGATGGATGGCATCTCGGGGATTCGCCCGCTCGAGGTGTTCCGTCAGTCGTTGGGGATCTCGATCGCCACCGATGACTCCGCAGCGTCGTTCTTCGCCAACGGGTCCCGGCTGTCGGGGGTCCTGACCACCGAGGGGGAGCTGTCCAAGACGGGCGCGGATCGGCTGAAGGCGCGGTGGAGGGCGTTGACATCGGGCCCGGACCGCACTGGTGACGTGGCAGTCCTGGACTCGGGGGCGTCGTTCACGCCGGTGGCCATCCCTCCGGTGGACGCTCAGCTGTTGGAGTCTCGGAAGTGGTCGGTGTCGGACATCGCCCGCATGGTCGGGCTTCCGCCGCACCTGGTCGGCGACATCACCAACTCGACCAGCTGGGGGACCGGCATCGAGGAGCAGGTGCTGGGGTGGGTGAAGTTCACGCTCGGCAACTGGATCGAGCTGCACGAGCAGCGCTACGACCTGGAGCTCCTGCCGGAGATCGCCTACTGCAAGCACAAGCTCGAGGGGCTGCTGCGCGGTGACGCCAAGACCCGCGCCGCGTTCTACCACTCCGCGATCACCGACGGCTGGATGACCCGCAACGAGGTCCGCGACCTCGAAGACCGCGAACCCGCCGACGGCCTCGACGAGTACATCGTCCCGTCGAACATGACGCTCATCTCCGTCGACGGCGAGCTCGTGCCGCTCTCAGCCGCTGGCAACGCCGGCGACGCCTGAACCCGACCCCTGGAGGTCACCCATGTCTCGTGCCGTCCCTGACATGGCGCGCCGGTCGATCCCGATCGACACCGGCCGCCGCACCATCGACCTGCCCGTCGACGCCGCCGGCCACATCCGCCGGGTTGCGCCGCTCGACCAGCGGGCGGTCACACGAGCCGACGGCGACCCCGACGCGGCGATCGGCTTCAAGGGCCACGCCGCGGTGTTCAACACCCGCACCTGGATCGGATCGAAGCGGTGGGGGTTCTGGGAGGAGATCGCCCCCGGAGCCTTCACCAAGTCACTCGGCGAGTCCGACGTCCGGTTCCTCATCAACCACGACCCGAACCTGATCCTCGCCCGGATGGCCCACACGGCCAAGGACACGCTCGCCCTGGTCGAAGACGAGATCGGCCTGGCTGTCGACGCCGACATGGCGCCCACCAGCTACGGCCGGGACCTGGCGATCTCCCTCGAGCGCAGTGACGTCACCCAGATGTCGTTCGCGTTCGACATGATCGCCTACGAGTGGTCCTACCTCGCTGACGGCACCGAGCTGCTCCGCCACACCGAGGTGTCCCTGTGGGACGTCTCGCCGGTCACCTATCCCGCCTACGTCGAGACCGACGCCGGGCTCCGCATGGACGTGATGGCCGCGGCCCGCTCGGCGGGCTGGTCCGCTGTGGACCTCGATCTGTTGGCCCGCCAACTTGCGGACCCCACGCCCGACACGCTCGCCGCGCTCCAGGCGCTGGCGCGAGGCGTAGAGATCTCCCCGCCGGCTGAGACCACGGGGAACACCAGCGGCGCCAGCCGCTCCGAGGAAGCCAACGACCCGCCGGCTGAGACCACGGGCACCGACGACGACCTCGACCCCGGCGACCGCATCCGCGATCTCCGGTTCCAGACCCTCAGCCGTTCCTTCGAAAGGGGACAGTGACATGCCAACCGAACGAGACCTGCTCGACCGTCAGGCCAACCTGTGGTCGCAGATGCAGGAGATCCGCACCAAGGTCGACGCCGACGGGTGGACGCCCGAGCTGCGCGAGTCGTGGGAGAAGGCCGACGCCGACCTGGTGACGGTGATGGACGACGTCGACCGCGAGCTGCGCTCCAAGGAGCTCAACAAGCGCTTCGAGGCGATCGACCAGGACACCATCGTCATGGGCGGTGACGGCAACCCCGCCGGCGCCGGCGACGAGGCGAAGTACCGCAAGGCCTTCGAGCGGTTCATCCGTGGCGGTGTCGCCGACATGGATGCCGAGCAGCGCCAGCTGCTGCAGGCCAACCTCGACACCAGCCAGGAGGCCCGGGCGCTCGGCACCGGGGCCGGGTTCACCGGTGGCTACACCGTGAGCGAGGGCTTCTGGGCGAAGGTCACCGAGACCCAGAAGCTGTACTCGGGGGCCATCGAAGGCGCCGAGGTGATCACCACCGACACCGGCGCCACGCTCCCGTGGGCCACCAACGACGACACGTCGATGATGGGCTACCAGCTCGGCGAGAACGTCGAGGCCACCAACGAGGGCGACGTCGAGTTCGGCAAGAACCAGCTCGAGGCGTTCACCTTCGTGTCCGGTGTCCAGAAGGTGTCCTTCGCTCTGCTCCAGGACGCCTCGATCGACATCGAGGCGTTCGTGGGCCGCAAGATCGGCATCCGCCTCGGCCGGATCGGGAACCTGCGGGCCACCACCGGCAACGGCACCACCCAGCCCCAGGGCTACATGACCGGGCTCACCACCGGCCGCACCACCGACTCCGCCACCGCGATCACCTACAACGAGATCATCGACCTGGAGCACTCCGTCGACGCCGCCTACCGCGACCCGGCCCGCTGCAAGTTCAAGTTCAACGACCTGCTGTTCGCGTACCTCCGCAAGATCCGTGACGACTCCGGCGGTGCCGGCGTCGGCCGGCCGCTGTGGCAGCCCTCGGTCCAGGTCGGCGCCCCGTCGACGTTCAACGGCTACGGCTACGTGATCAACAACGACATGGACTCCACCGTCACCGCCTCCAAGAAGACCGTGGCCTTCGGTGACTGGTCCCAGGCGTTCGTGGTCCGCAAGGTCAAGGGCGCGTCGGTGATCCGCTTCGCCGAGAAGTTCGCCGACTCGCTGCAGGTCGGGTTCCTCACCTACGAGCGGTGGGACTCGCTCGTCCAGGACCCCTCCGCGGCGAAGGTCCTCACCCAGCACACCTGACCCGGCCGGGAGTCAGACCACAGCACCCGCCCCGCTGGGGCGGGTGCTGGAGCCTGACGCTCGACCCCGAGCACCAGACACCCTGAGGAGGGAAACCCACCATGTCACTCGTCTCCAACCAGGACATCGACGCCGGGGTGAGCATCGTCTCCACCCAGCTCCCGAACGTCCGCACCACCAGCGCCGACGGCACCACCGTCGACCGGTCCGGCTACACCCGGGCCATGTTCATCGCCCACCTGGGCACCATCACCGACGGGACGTTCGCGTTCGACCCCGAGGAGTCCGACAACGGCACCGACTGGTCGAACATCGCCGCATCGGACCTGTCCGGGGCGTTCGTGTCGGGCACCTCGGCCGCGGATGACCGCACCCAGAAGGTCGGCTACCTCGGCAGCAAGCGCTACCTGCGCTGCAACCTCACCGTGTCGGGCTCGCCGTCGACCGGCGGCGCCGTCGGTGTCTCCGTGCTGCTCGCCGGTGCCCGCCGGGTCACTCCCTGACCCAGGGCACCCCCCTCGTGTCTGGCCGGCCGTCTGAGGGGACCGGCCGGCCAGACACCCCACCACGGAAGGAACTCCACATGCTCGTCACCATGACCACCAACATCGGCGGCCACCGCAACGGTGAGCCCTGGCCGACCAAGGGCGGCACCATCGACCTGCCCGTCCCGGAGGCGCTCGACCTGATCGGCGCCGGCTACGCGGCAGCCGCCGACCCGGCCCAGGCGCTCGCCATCGTTCTCGGGGCCGCCCCCGACACCGCACCCACCAGCCCGGCCCCGTTCGATGTGGCCAAGGCGACCAAGCGCCAGCTGGCCGAACTGGCCGCCGACCGAGGTCTCGACGTCGACGTGAAGCTCCCCGTCAAGGAGCTGCGCCAGGCCGTGGCCACCGCACTGGAGGCAACCGCCGATGAGACCCACCCCACCGAACCCGACACCGACACCATCGGACCGGGCGACGGCACCTGGCCCGACCCGGGCAGCGGTGAAGAGGCCGTCGAGGTCGGCCTCGACGACCTCGACAAGGGGCAGCTCCTCGACCTCGCCGCGGACCTGAACGTCTCGGTCAACCCGGCCCTCGACGCCGAGGAGATCCGGGCCGTGCTCGCCGACGCCGGCGTGATGGGCCAGCTGGTCGTGGACGACCCGGACCTGCCGCCGGCTGAGCCACTCGAGGCCTGACCGGTGGCGCTGGTGGTGGGCAGCGATGCCCGGGTGATCTCCCCGCTGTTCACCGACCTGGACGAGGTGCCGGCCGCTGTCACCGGTGTCCCGACCGTGTCGGTGGTGTCGCTGCTCACCGGCGCCCTGGCTGCGCCGACCGCCACCGCCTACCCGGACATGACCGGCCTGTACCGGGCGACGCTCACCGCTGCGGTCCATCTGACCGAACCCGACGAGCTCACCCTCACCTGGGCGGGCACCGTCGACGGTGCGGCCCGGACGTTGACCTCGACGGCCGAGGTGGCCGGCGGGGTGTACGTCCCGACCGATGTGCTGGCCGGGCAGCGCACCGTGCCTGACACGACCGTCGGGCTCGACGTGGTGCGGGCGTGGCGCGACGTGTTCGAGTGGCTGGCCGAACGGGCCAGGGGCGTGGCTTACGTGCCCCGCCTGGCGGTGGAGGACCACCCGGTGACTGACCGGGGTGTGGTGTCGCTCGGCTGGGCGAGGCCCCGGGCCATCCGGGCGGTGTGGGTCGACGGTACCGCCGTCGACGCCGACGCCTACACGCTCGACGCCGGTGCCGGCACCGTGTCGGGCTCGTTCTGCTCACCGACCCGCATTGCCTACGAGCACGGCTACGACCGGCCCCCCGCGGCGCTGGTGGTGGCCGAACGGGACTACGTGCGGGCGAAGGTCCTCTCCGACACCAGCGACCAGCACCGCAACGTGATCTCCTTCACCGACCGGGTGTCCGGTGAGACCTACCGGTACGGGACCGCCGACTGGAAGGCCGGCCGCTGGACCGGGATGGAGTCGATCGACTCGCTGATCGCCTCGGTACCTGACGAGCGGATCCCGGGCGTCGGATGACCACCTACTCGGATCGGCCCGCTGTGCGCCGCCGGATCGTCGAGGTCCTCGCCGCCGCACCGGGCCTCGAGGCGGTGCAGGTCACCTACAGCTACCCGCAGGCCGCCACCCGCAACGAGGCGATCTGGACCGGCGGTGTCGAGGGCACTCAGGACCAGGTCGACTTCGGGACGCCCCGGCCGGGCCGTGACGACGAGTGGCAGCTCGGCCTGGCTGTGGCCGTGTCCGGCCGTGCTGATGAGCAGGCCGCTGATGCCCGCTGCCAGGAGCTCATCGCCGCCGTGTGCGAGGCGCTGTTCGCCGGTGACCGGCTCGGCACCGCCTGGAAGAACGTGGCATTGCGCCCCGGGAAGTTGGACGGCCCGAACGGTGGCCGCAACGCCCCCCACGAGCCGGCGTTCTCGGTGGCCGAGTTCGCCATCACCATCCACGTCCCGCTCCGGGGCGCCTGACCGCCAGGAGAACATGATGCGAGTCCGCTACACCGGCCCGGCCGGCTACACCTTCGAGCCGATCGGCGGAACCGACTTCCAGCCTCACCCGGGTGAGGTGCTGGACCTCGATGAGGACCTGGTGGCCACCCTCGGCGCCGACTTCGAACCCGTCGACACCCCGGCCGAGCAGCCGGTGGGGTTCGACCCGGCGACGGCCCGCAAGGCCGAGCTGCTCGCCTTCGTCGACGCCCATGGCCTCGGCGACGTGATCGACCGGTCCGCCACGGTGGCGGACCTGCGTGCGGCCGTGCTGGCCGCCATCGACGCCTCCGCACCCGCGGATGGTGACACCCCGACCGGCCAGGAGGGCTGAACATGGGTATCCAGGACAACTTCTGGACGATCGGCGAGGAGCTGGTGGCCTGGGGGACCAAGGCCGCCACGCTCACCCGCGGCATCGAGAACCAGACCGACGACACCACCCCGAACGTGGAGCACATGGAGTCCCGTGGCATGCGCCCCGCCACCGTGGCGACCCCGTCGGGCCGGTCGGTGGCGGTGCCCCGCGGCGGTCAGCACGTGATCACCGTGGACCTGATGTCCAAGTCGCTCGGTCTGCTGCTGGCCTCGGTCGCGTCCAACGTGGCCACGACCACCCCGTCCGGGGCCACGAACGCCCGGCTCCACACCTTCACCCCGAACACCACCGGGCCCGTGAAGTCCTTCACGATCCACTCCGGCCGCGCCGATGCGAGCGGCACCGTGAACCACCACGACGACTTGGGCTGCATGGCCGAGTCGCTGAACCTCGCCCTGTCGCCCAAGGGCCTCCCCAAGCTCAAGACCACCTTCAACTACAAGGCGCGTGACACCGCCGCCAGCAGCGTGACCCCGTCGTACCCGACCGGCGCCCACGTCTACACCGACATCGACTGCGTGGTGTCGATCGACGGGAACAGCGAGTGCCTGCGCTCGGCGGACTTCACGATCCCGACCGGCCTCGACATGGAGCGGTGGCGGATCTGCGCCGGCGGCCGCGAGAAGCCGGTGCTGAACACCCGGGTGAACCCGACCGGCACGCTGGCCCTCGACTACGACGGCGACACCTGGCATGACGCCTGGCTGGCCGGCACCGAGCTCGAGGACCTGGTGATCACCTTCACCGGTCCCGAGATCGAGACCGGGTTCGACTTCTTCTTCCGGGCGACGTTCCCGCTGATCCAGCTCACCGGGTCGTCCCCGAAGGTCGGCATCGACACCACCCCCGAGCAGCCGCTCCCGTTCAAGGTGCTCGACAACGGCACCGACCCGGCCTGGACCCTGGAGTACCAGACCTCCGACACCGCGTACTGACCCGGGCAGCGACGTCGGGTGGCTGACCCGCTCCTGGCCGTCGAGGCCGCCGGCCTCGACGAGCTGATCGCCGGGATCCGCTCCGCCCAGCGTGACCTCGGCCGCGAGCAGCGCCGAGCGAACAAGGACGTCGCCACCCAGGCGCAACGCTGGGCTCAGGACGCCGCACGAGGCGGTACCCGCCAGCAGCAGGCCATGGCCGGCGCCATCCAGGCACGAGCCACCCAGACCATCGCCCGCCTCGCGATCTCCCAGGCCGCCAGGTGGGCCCCGGCCAACCCGGCGTTCTGGGGGGCGATGCGCCACTTCGGCTGGTACGGCGGCTGGTACCGCAAGGAGCTCAACCCGCGGCGGGCGGCCGGGTTCGCCGACGGCCCGCCGCACGCCCCGACGTGGGTGGGTAACACGTGGGTCGCCGGCCGCAAGGGCGAAGGCCCGCACGCACTCAACGACGCGCTGGCCGCCCACGTCGACGACATCGAGGCCCTGTACCTCGACGCACACATGCGGGCCCTCAGGGCCGCGTTCCCAGGAGGACCTGAATGACCAGCACCATCACCGCCGTCATCGACGACGCCACCCACACCGTGGACCTGACCCGGGTCACCGGGCTCGACGCCGTCCAGTACCGGATGGAGACCGGCCAGGAGCTCGACCTCGCGGTGCTCGGTCTGCTCGAGCGCAGCGAGGTCGTGCTGCTCGCGGACCTCGCCGTCGTGAAGTGGCTGTGGGTCCGCCAGAACGTCGACCCGCTCGCCACCTTCGCGTTGGTGGCCGCCACCGTCACGCTGTTCCCTGCCGAGCCGGCCGACGAGCCGGCTCTCGTGGCCGAGAGCTGACCCGATGACGGGCCGCGCGCTCACGATCGACATCACGACCCGCGACCAGCAGACGCTGGCCGCGCTCAAGCGAATCCAGCGCGAGCTCGGTCAGCTCGACAAGTCGATCGAGACCACGGCCCGTCAGGGCGACAAGCTCGGCGCCTCAGCCGACGAGTACGCTCGCACGCTCGAACAGGCCAGGGAGATCGCCGGCGGCATCGTCCTGGGCGGCACCGTGGCCGTGCTTGGCGGGGCCACGGTGGCCGCCGGCAACCTTGCCGAGGCGCAGATCAGGGTCGACACGACCTTCAAGGAGTCGGCCGCGAGCGTGAACGCCTTCGCCGAGGGCGCCACCGATGCGCTCGGCTTGTCGAAGCGTGCGGCCCTCGACTCCGCAGCAGGGTTCGGCAACCTGTTCACCCAGCTCGGGCTGGCCGAGGGCCAGGCCGCTCAGATGTCCGCGACGATGGTCACCCTTGGTGCCGACTTCGCGGCGTACCGGGGTGCCAATCCCGAGGCCGTCATGGAGGCGCAGGCCGCGGCGTTCCGTGGTGAGTACGACGCGTTGCAGCGGTACATCCCCTCGATCACGGCTGCCACGATCGAGAAGCGGGCGCTGGCCGACACAGGAAAGACCAACGCCAAGGAGCTGACGGCCCAAGAGAGGGCGCTGGCGACCTACGCCATCATGGTGGAGTCGGCGGGTGACGCCGACGGCGCAGCCGCCCGGAGCAAGGACACCCTTCGCGGCTCCACGCAGCGGGCCCGGGCCGAGCTGGAGAACTCGGCCGCCACGATGGGCCAGTCCCTGGTGCCGATCGCCGCCGATGCTGCACAGGGTGTCGCTGCGCTGGCTGGAGCGTTCGGTGTCCTCCCTGGCCCGATGCAGGCCGGGATCGTCGGTGTCGGTGGCCTCGTGCTGGGCCTCGGGCTGCTGGGCCCCCGGCTCCGAGAAGGCGCGGAGATGATGCGCGCCGGGATCACTGTCGCTCGCCAGTTCGGCTCGGAGACGGCCACCACCGCCACCAAGGTCCAAGGTGCAGCGGTCGGCGTCGGCGCTCTCTCGGCCGCGCTGGTGGCGGGTGTGGCGGCCTGGCAGCAGTGGGGTGCTGCTGGGCGCGGTGCCGCTGGCGACTGGGTAGGCAAGTTCGATCAGGCCAACGGACGGACCGTCGAGGGCATGCGCCGCACGGCGGAGGAGAGCCGGGCGTGGGCGGCCGCCCTCGAGGAGTCACACGGCGCGGTGAACTACCTGCCGGACCTCGGCGACGTGCTCGACATCGACTACAACCGATCGGTCGATGAGGCGCGCTCGGCGGCCAACGAGAAGGCCGACGCGTTCGATGCTGCGGCGGCCCGGGTGGAGGAGGCGGCCCGGCGATCCGGGATGACCGTCACAGAGGCCGAGCAGGGCCTCGTTGCCCAGGGCATCGACCCGACGATCATGTCGACTGAGAAGCTGATAGAGGTACTCGGCCGACACGCCAACTCAGCGGCATCCACGGCCCAGGCGACCAACGAGCAAACCGCTGAACTGGATCGCCAGGCCGAGGCGGCGGACCGGGCCCGCTCGGCGGTCGATGCGTTCCGGTCTGCTGAGGAGGGCGTGGCGTCCGCCCAGGACGCGGTGGTGGCCGCCAAGGAGCAGGTGGTCGATGCCGAGCGGGGGGTGGCCGAGGCCCGTGAGAGCGTGGCGGACGCGGCCCGTGGGGTTCAGGACGCCGAGCGGGGCCTGGCCGAGGCCCGCCAGGGGGCCACCGAGGCGGCCCTGGATCTGGCTGAGGCCGAGCGGGAACAGCGCGACGGGTCCGACGAGCTGCGGTCCGCCCAGGAGGGCGTGGCGGATGCTGAGCGGGCGCTCGCTGAGGCGCAGGCGGAGAGCCTGGCCACCCAGGAGGCCCTGAACGACGCACGGGCGACCGCCACCGAGCGGCTCGAGGATCTGCGGCGGGCCGTTGAGGAGCTGCCCCTGGACGAGCGCGAGGCCCGCCTCCGGCTGGCCCAGGCCCAGGAACGCCAGGCCGAGCTCGACAGCGAGTCGACGGCGCTCGACCGGGAGGCCGCGGCGATCGCGGTGGCCCGCGCCGAGATCGCCCTGAGGGAGGCGCTCGAGGAGGCGGCCGAGCAACGGGCCGAGCTGGCCGAGCAGGAGGCCCTCGGTGTCGAGCAGTCACCCGAGGTGGTGGCGGCCAAGGACGCCATCACCGAGGCCGCCGAGCGCGAGAAGGACGCGCAGGGCCGCCTGACTGAGGCTCAGGCGGCGGTGGTCGAGGCCCAGGAGCAGATGACCGAACGGGTCGTTGAGGCTCAGCGGCGGGTGCAGGAGGCGAACGACAGGGTCCGTGAGGCCGCCGATCGGGTGCGTGACGCCAACGGCCAGGTGGTCGAGGCGCAGCAGCGGGTCATCGACCAGCAGGCCACGGTGGTCGAGGCCCGGGGCGCTGTCGAGGAGGCCGAGCGGGGCGTGACCGAGGCCCTGGCCGAGCAGGTCATCAAGCAGGGTGAGCTGAACGAGGCGATGGGCAACGCCAAGGGCGCCCTCGATGACCAGATCGTCAAGCTCCTCGAGTTCGCCGGCCAGATGGAACCGGGGTCACCGGTCCGGGCCCGGCTGGAGGAGATGGCCGCGGAGCTGAACGCGTTGACCGGCCGGCCGTGGACGATCGAGCTGCAGACCGCTCTGGTGGCCGTCTCTGACGCGCAGGGGGCGGCGCAGTCGCTGGTGGACCGGGTTGTGGCGGCGACGGGCGGCCGGGCGACGGGTGGCCGGATCGGCCGGGGTCAGCGGCGGGTGGTAGGTGAGCACGGCCTGGAGTTCGTGGAGGGCCCCGTCGATGTGCTGACTCCGGAGCAGGCGGTGGTGCGGGACCGTCAGGAGGCGGCGGTGGCGGAACGTGACCGGCGCAGGTCGGCAGCGGATCGGGGGAAGGTGGAGCAGACGTTCCACATCACGGTGCAGGAAGCGGCGGCGCCGTGGGTGACCGTTGACCTGATCGGCCGCCAGTTCGAGCGTGCCATGCGAACCACGGTGCCGACCTGATGCCGTCTCCGCTGACAGGCCCCTACCAGTTCGGGGTCGGCTCGCTGCTGGCCGGCGACGGGACCGCCAACCCTGAGGTGTCGCTGCTGAGCGTGTCGGGTCTCGGACCGGTGGTGCTCGGCCAGGTGGCGCCCCGGTCGTTCTCACCTGGCGCTGCGGTGGGCACTGACGTGTCAGGGGCCCGGGACATCGACCTCGAGGTGGAGATCTGGACCCCCGGCGACGACGAGGCCGCTGGGGCCTGGTGGGTGACGTTGACCACCGAGTTCGATGCGATGGAGACGGGCACCGGGTCGTTGTGGCTGTGGCTCCCGGGGATCGGCCACCGGGAGATCATCGGCCGCCCGAGGGGCACGTCCGACGACGGGCTGGTGTCGCTGCCCTACGGCTACGTCGCCATGACGTTGCGCTGGCTGTGCACGGCCGGGTCGCTCGGCGCCGACATCGAGGAGGAGCCCTGATGGCCCTGTTGGTCGCGTTCTACCGCGGCGGTGCCCAGCGGCTCAGCCCGACCACGTGGGCGGCGCGCACCGACGACGAGGTGCTGCTGATCGAGCACGGCACCGGCTGGACGTTCGACGCCAACGACACGTCCCTGACCGATCTGGCGTTGGGGACCACCGAGGCGACGGCGGTCGGCTACTCGCGGGCGGCGACGACCCCGGGAACGCCGGTGTGGTCCGCTGGCCGGTGGACGCTGCCGCTGTCGGCGATCGTGTGGCCGTCGTGCGGCGCCGCCGAGGACATCGCCGCGGTGGTCGGGTTCGAGTCGGGCGTCGATGATGCGGCGTCGGTGCCGCTGTGGGCCGTGTACGACTCGGGTGGCGCTCCGATCCTGACGTTGGACGGCACCGACCTGACCTTGACCCACGACCTCGGGTTGTCCTGATGGCCGTCTCGATCACGGGCCCGGCCGGCTCCCTCGAGCTCGGTGGTTCGGCGGCGCTCGGCACGGAGATCGCGTCAGCGGAGCTTGAGGTGTGGATCACCGAGTCGGGCAGCGGTGCCCGGGTGGCCCAGATCCCTGACGAGCACATCGTGTCGTGCCCCTGGTCCGAGACGATGGACGCGATCGGGTCGTCGACGGCCACCCTCACCGTCGACCACTACGGCAAGTTCCCGGATGACTCGTGGATCGCTGACGAGCTGATCCGGGTGGAGCGGGAGGTGCAGATCTCCTGGGCGGGCCGGGTGATGCACTGGGGTCCGGTCGTGTCGGTGAAACGCGAGCCGGGTGAGGCGACGATCGAGGCCACGGTGGCCGGCCCCGAGTACTGGCTGGGGTTGCGCCTGGTGGAGGGCGACGAGAGCACCTGGGGCCGCGAGCAGATCCGGGGCATCAGGACGTGGTCGCCGGCCCTGGACGTGTCGTCCACGGAGTTGGTGGCCCGGGGGTCGTTCTCCTATCGCACCTCGGAGTGGCGGTTCACCGCCGAGGTGTGGGTGGGTGGGTCGGTCCCCGATGACACGGTGGTGTTGCGGGCTTTCGCCAACCCGGGCGGTATGGACCCCCAGCAGGGCGACATGGTGTTCGCCCGGGACCTCACCCGTGACACGTGGACCACCGCTGTGATCCACACCACGTTCACGTCGACGTCGGGGGCCGGCGGGGCGCCTCGTACCTGGTACATGGGGGTGGGCGGTGGCTTGGCTGGCCCTGATGACGTGGTGGTGCGGGAGGTGTCGGCGCAGGTGTCGCCGACGTCGGTCGGGTTCGACGAGACCGAGACCGAGGTCGAGTTGGTGCCGGTGTGGGACACGTGGATGGAGGCGGTCGGTCGGATCTCGGATCTGGGGATCTCGGCGTGGATCGACGGCAGCATCGCCGGGGTGATGGAGGCGTCGTGGCGGCGCCCGGACGTGTCCGCTGCGGAGGCGGCCCGGCAGGTGGTCGACACCGGGTACGGCGAGTGCGACTTCGGGCTGACGCCGGCGACCCGGGTGTGCCGGTGCTGGGTGCTGCGCGGGGTCGAGCATGACCCGGAGGACCTGACCTTGACCGCTGCCGATGGCGGCCCGGTCACAGCGTGGGGCACCTTGACGTCAGGGCTCGACACCCCGATCACCGAGTGGGTGGTGGCCAACGACGAGGGGTTCACCGGGTCGTACCACGACACCACCCGTTTCGGTGGCCTGAAGCTGCAGGCCTACTCGGCTGCTCCGACCGGCACCGCAGCGAGCGCGCTGAAGGCCCGTGCGGAGCGGCTGGGGTACACGGCGGTGTCTGCCCTGTCCGAGGAGCTGACGGCGGAGGTTGAGATGAGCTTGGTGGCCTCGTTGTGGGTGGGGGACCGGGTGCAGGTCGTCATCGATGACGGCCCGACGCAGATCGATGGCCTGTGGAGGGTCCGTTCGAAGTCGGTGGACCCGGCGAAGGCCACGTTCACGGTCGGGTTGGCGCCGTGGGTGGAGCCGTGAGGGACCCGGTCGCTGCTGAGACGACGGCCCACGCCCGGCGGCTGTTGTCGTTGGAGCGGAGGCTGCGGGACCTCCGACTGGTCCGCTACTTGCACCAGCTCCTCGACGTCGACGTCACCTACGGCGACGGCCCCGACGACGTCCAGGACGGTGACGTGCTCACCTACGACGACGAAGCCAAGAAGTGGGTGGCTGCCGCCGGCGGCGCCGGCTCGCGCGGCTTCTCCACGATCTCCTACACCGGCCTGTGGACCAGCGGCGGTGTGTCGGACCTCGAGGTCGAGTGGAATCTGGCATCGGAGCCGGGGCTGGCGTTGTCTCCATCGTCGGGTGGGTCGCTGCTCGGCTCGGTGCAGGAGGGCGTGGAGGTCACCGCCCCCGGCATCTACATGGTGATCGCCACGGTGGCGGCGACGATGGGCGGCGGGTCGGGAACGCCGGGGGTGTCGATCCTGCACACGGGCGCGACCTCCGGGTGGACGATCGACGGTGACGCCGAGACGTGCCGTCCACCGATCCACGCAGCGGACACCGGCGACAACGCCGCTGGTGTGCCGCTGCTGTTGCCGCTGGATCCTGAGACACCGGTCGCCATCGACGTGGACCTGGGCGGCTGCACCGAGGTGCGCTGGCGCCTCCAGGTCGATTGGCGGCATGCCGCAGCGGTCGAGCCAGGAGCGTGTGGCGGCTGATGAACGTGAAGGGAACGAGCTGATGGTGACGGTGTCGATCGACCACGAGCTGCCCGGCGGTGCGCCGGCAGCGCGCATGGAAGTCCAGGTGGCGGCCAGGACAGGCCCGGCCGGCGTAGCGCTCGAGGACCTGGTCGTCGGTCAGACCCGACAACTGCAGCTCGATGCCGCCGGCCACGCGACCGTCGACCTCGACCCGGTCGATGTCGCTGACGAGCCCATCATCTGGCAGATCCGAGTCGGGAACGTGACCCGCCACCTCGACCTGTCCGCAGCCTCGGGCACGGTGTCGTGGGCCGACCCTTCGGTACTGGTGCTGGAGGGCCCGGCCCCCTCCGACTGGGTGCCGGTCCAGGGCCCCCAGGGTGAGCCCGGCGTGGTGGCCGCCTCCGGCCTGGCCGCGTACGACCCCGAGACCCAGACCGTCGACGTCCCCGCCGAGCCGCTACTGACCC